ATATAGAGATTACCGAGCCGACCGGATAATCGGTGAAGTGAACAACGGCGGCGAGATGGTCGAATTGACACTGCGGACCATAACCAGGAGCATCCCTTATAAAGCGGTTCACGCCAGCCGTGGTAAACAGGCCCGGGCGGAGCCGATATCGGCATTATATGAGCAGGGCAAAGTCTATCATGTCGAGCCCTTCCCGGACCTAGAGGACCAGTTATGTACCTGGACCCCAGACAGTGGAGACAGTCCTGACCGGCTCGATGCTTTAGTCTGGGCACTTACTGAATTATCAGAAACGAGTGAAGCCGCCCCGGTGGATAGCCCGATATTAGTGAGAAGGCCGGAGTTCAGCGGCATTAGAGGGAGGACGTTTTGAAAATCGGACGTTTTGAAATAAAACTGGCAGAATCCAAACAGTCCCCCAAGCAGGAATTTACCAAGGAAGTAGGCGGCACGGGGACAACTTACTTCGGCGGGCAGCTTGCTGAGAATGAATATAATGCTGACCTTAAAGGTTCCAAGGGCCGGGCAATTTATGAGAAGATGCGCAAATCGGACGGACAGGTCAAAGCCGCCCTGCTTGCGTGCAAATTACCTGTCCTCTCTGCCTCATGGGCAATAGAGCCAGCCAGTGAAGATCCTGCCGACGTCGATATTGCCGGGTCAATTGAAAGCAATCTGTTCGATGGCATGACGGTCACATGGGATAATTTTCTTAGCCACTCCCTTCTCATGCTGGATTTCGGCTTCATGATTTTTGAAAAGGTCTTCGAGCTTGTAGATGGCAAATACCAGTGGAGAAAGCTGGCACCCAGATTGCCGAATACTGTTTTTCAATGGCACCTGGATGATAACGGCGGCTTGCAGGGGATTCAGCAGGCAGTCTATAAGGGTACCCAGTACGAATTTATCGACATTCCTGTAGAGAAGCTGCTTGTCTTCACCAACAACAAGGAAGGCGCTAACTTTGAGGGCGAGTCGATACTTCGTGCCGCTTATAAGCACTGGTACTACAAAGACAACCTGTATCGCATCGATGCCATGGCAGCCGAGCGCCATGCCCTGGGCGTTCCATTTTTCCAGCACCCGGCGGATGCCAAGACTGAAGATAAGTCCAGGATAGATGAGCTGGGTCAACGCCTGTACGCCCATGAGCAGGCTTATATTCGCCTTGCTGAAGGCTATGAGTTCGATATTAAAGGTCTATCCGGCACGATTAAAGATATCTTACCGTCCATCAACGAGCATAACAGGCAAATCGCCATGTCGGTCCTTGCCGATTTTATGGTACTGGGGACCGCCGATGTAGGCAGTTATGCCCTGTCCAGGGATAAGAGCTCCTTTTTCCTGCTATCCTTGAACGCCGTGGCCAAGAACATCTGCGATACCTTCAATCGATACGCTATTCCCCAGCTGGTTGATTTGAACTACAACGTGACTGATTATCCCCAGCTAACCTATTCCGGGTTAGGAATGAGGGACATTGGAATATATGCCAAGGCTGTTACCGACCTGATTACTGCTGGAGCGCTCACGCCGACACCTGACATAGAAGACGTGCTGAGAGATATGCTCAGCCTTCAAGCCAAGCCGGAGGAGGAACCAGGGCAACCGGCACAGCAAACCGAGAAGCGTATCTTTAAAGGTGCTGAGCCCAAATACAGCCGGGACCTGACTTTCGCCGAGAAGTTCGTTGCTCTTGATGAAATCGAGAAGCGACTTAATGATGCTGAGCAGGCAATAGTTAAAGCCGCCTCGGATGTGCAGAAAAAGCAGATTGAGAAGCTGGGCGAGGTAGCCCTGAGGATTGTAGAAAGGAAGCAGTTATCGAGGCTCGAGGATATCGATGTCCCGTTCAGGGCTGAGATGTCTGCGGCTATTGGTGCGGTACTTCTTGATTTATTTAATTACGGCCGGCAGCAAGTTAAAAAGGAGCTGGCAGGTCAGATGAAAGCCGGCCTGGCTGAACCGGAGCCGATTAATCCTGAGGCATTGGCTCTAATATCTGAGTTCTTAAAGACCCGGGCGAAGGCCAGCGTCAATATCCTGTCAACCAAACTGCGGTCAGCGCTTACCTTCGAGGCTCTAAGGCAAATCAAGCAGGGAATCGTGGACCATGACGCTCTGTTGAAAGTCATGAATGACCTGTCGAACAAGGAACTTCTAGCGACAGCGAGTTATTCAGTAAACGAAGCTTTCAACTTTGGGCGCAGTTCGCAGGCAGCCGAGGACTCGGAAGATATAGACCGGGTGCAGTATTCATCTATCCTGGACAAGAATGTCTGCTTGAAGTGCGAGCCCCTAGACGGTGAAGAGTGGGACTATGACGACCCGCGAACGGAACGATATGCTCGCGGTAACCCGGATTGCGAAGGCGGCAACAGGTGCCGCTGTATGGAGATCTATATTGCTAAGTCAGAAAGGAGGAACAGATAATGCCTTACACAGTAAAAAACCCGCCTGAAAGAATCAAAGATTTACCCGAGCATGCGCAGGAGATATGGGTGGCGGCTTTTAACAGCGCTTGGGATGAATACAATGGAGATGAATCTAAGTGCAATGCCGTTGCCTGGGCAGCTGTGAAGCTCAAGTATAAGCAGGACAAAGATGGTAAGTGGGTGGCACTGGATGAAAACAAACTGGAGACAGTTGATATTTCCGATGTCGAAATCCTGGCCGTAGGTAAGTGGAACGGCCATCCAAAGGAAGTCGAGTTTACCAAGGAGGACCTCGATGATTTGGTTAAGGCTTTCAACGAGCTGGCCGGCAATGAAAAGCTAAACTACGAACCTCCAGTGAAACTCGGTCATGACGACAGCCAGAATCTGCTTCAGAAGGACGGGTACCCGGCAGCTGGCTGGGTGAAATCTCTGAAGAGGGTCGGTGACAAACTTATTGCCAGTTTTGCCCAGGTACCCAGGAAGCTTGGGGACATCATCAAAGCTGGTGGTTATAAGAAAGTATCAAGCGAGGTGAACTCAAACTACGAGATAGGCGGCAAAACGTATCCCTGGGTGCTCAAGGCTGTGTCCTTGCTGGGCGCCGATATACCGGCGGTCAAGAGCATTCAGGATATCGTCGCCCAGTATAAAGAAAATAAGGAGCAATCACTGATTGTCCTGTACGAATCAGGATCGCCCGGGCAGGAGGATACTTTAGCCGAGTGGGACACGGCTTGGATTAATAACTTGGACGATTCCTGTTTCGCTTATATTGAACCAGGTGGTGAGAAAGATGAGGAGGGGAAAACAGTACCGAGAGCCCTCCGGCATTTGCCATATAAGGGTGCGGACGGGAAGGTCGACCTGTCGCACTTACGCAATGCCCTAGCTCGTCTTCCTCAAACTAATCTGTCTCCGGAAGAAATGGCTAAAGCGAGAGCCAAACTGGTCGCCGCCGCCAAGGAAGCGGGAGTCGGCGACTATAAAGAATCTGAAAAGGAGGACACAGAGAAAGTCATGGAAACAGAACTTAGAAAAGTGCTCGGCATAGATGAGAAGGCTGACATCCTAGCGACGGTCAAAGCCTTAAAAGAGAAGGCCGAGGTAAAACAGCCTGAAACGGTATCCCTAGCGGAGTACACCGCAACCAAGGAAGAAGTAAAAAGGTTAACAACTGCTCTAGCCGAGCGTGATAGAGACAAGGCTGTGGCTGACGCCATAGCCGCAGGCAAAATCACGCCGGCACAGAAAGCATGGGCAGATACCTATGCCATGAGCGACCCGAAAGGATTCGGCACATTTGTAGCCGCTCAGCCCGTCATCGTTAATCTTGGTGAGAAAGGTCATGACGGTGGAGGGGACGTTCAGCTGACCGAGACCGAAATCAAGGTAGCTGAAAAGATGGGAGTGAGTAAGGAAGACCTGCTCAATTCGAAGAAAGCGGAGGCAAAGAAATAAATGACTGCACTTTCAGCAAATAGAGAAACCGCCCGCAAAGAGGGCGACATTAAATCATTCCCAGTCTATACCGGAACCGCAATCCACAAGGGTAGCCTGGTTATGCTTAATTCGACTGGCTACCTGATTCCAGGCGCCGATACCGCTTCGTGCAAGTTTGTTGGCGTGGCTATGGAATCGGTCACGGCAGCGGAGGTGACTTCAAGCGGCGCCAAATGGGTTAGAGTCTACCGGCGGGGCGCATTCCTGCTGGGGGCTCAGGCCATTGACCAGTCAAACGTCGGTGGCCTTTGCTATATAGCCGATGACCAGACGGTCGAGGATGCCGCCGGGTCAGTGACTAACGACATCGTTTGCGGCAAGATTGTGGAATTCGTAAGTTCTACGTCCTGCTGGGTGGATATCGGAGACCGGGTTGCCTAGTAGGAGTTAATCATGGTTGAGGAAATCTACCGCTCGCCCCAATGGTTAGACTTTATCGTAAGGGTAATAAAAGCTCCAATGGTTGGTTTGCTTAACCAGGTGGCCGACCATCTTCCCGAACCAACAAAGGAAAATATGCACCAACCGAATACCTTAACCTTAATTGAATTGAGAGACGAGTTCTTTCAATTTGAAAATAATCCCGGCAGGTATAAGGTGTTCAAGGGCATCTGGAACTTCCTAATATTCCTGTACGATTACGATAACTATTATCGCTACCGGATTGATTGGGTTATCGAGCGGTGGAAGACCAAGCCGTGGTTGCCTAGAGAGAAACACAGACCGGAACATTTCTGGAGAGAGTGGGATAAAGAGAAAAGTGGACAATGAAGTTCTCGAAGTTGGCGACCGTTGTTTTTGTGGCGGTGAAATTAGTCGCATGTATGTTGTCCAGCACAACATCTGGCAAGGGAAATGCTTTATCTGCGGTAGAAAATATATGGTTGCCGATGTCGAGTGGCGATCTCACTCAATTCAAGACCTAGACAAAGTAAATTTAATAGAAAGAGGAGGTAATAGAAAGTGGCTCTAGTAACGAGTGATTTGTTAGCCGCCCTTCTGACCAACCAGAAGGTTATATTCCAGAAGGCTCTCGGTGATGCCATACTCGCAAATAACGACTATGCAAAAATCTCCACCCGGATGCCGAGCGATACCGACAAGGAGACGTATAATTGGCTTGGTGCTACGCCGAACATGAATGAGTGGAAGGACAAACGCAAACTCAACGGGCTGCGTCCTTACAACTACACCCTCACCAATAAGCATTATGAGGGGAGCATCGAGATTGAGAGAAACACTATTGAAGACGAAAAGTACGGGATGATTAAGCCGAGAGTCCAGGGCTTAGCCATCTCTGCTATTCGGCACTACAATAAGTTGGTCTTCACTCAACTCGATGATGGCGCCAGCCTTCTAGCTTATGACGGCATTGAATTCTTCGATACGGTCCGTGTCATCGGTGCCAGCGCCAATATCGCCAACAGGCTTTCAGGCAACTACTCCGACTCGGAAGCCGAGGTGAGGGCTGGTATTGCGGCCGGTGCCGTAGCCATGGCTGGCTTCCAGGACGACTGGGGTGAGGTGCTCGGGTTAATGCCTGATACCATAGTCTGTTCGCCGCTCATGGCTATGCTCATCCGGACAGCCCTGAGCCCGGGCGTTTCCGGGGTTGTCCGTCCTGAGGCAGAGCTCATCAAGCAAATAGTCGCCAACCCGTGGATTGATGCCGACACCGACGACTGGTACCTGCTCTGTACCAAAGAGATGGTGAACCCAGTCATCTTCCAGATACGCAAGGAGCCTGAGTTCGTCGCACTGGACGACCCGAAGTCAAGCCACGTCTTCCTGAACAAGACATTCATCTACGGCGTGGATGACAGGTTTGCCGTAGGGTACGGCGATCCCCGAACAGCTGTTCAACTGCACAATACCTAAACTTGAAATTGAATAGTTGACAGTCTGCTTGAGAACTGAGAGAGGGAGCACTCGAGTGCTCCCTCTCTTGCTTGGAGATAACCACTGCAAATATTTCTCAAGAAATAGAGGTGATGTTATGCCTAAAGACAAAATCAAGGTGAAGATATTGCTCGAGGCTTCACTTGTAATTGACCGGGACGACCTGGAGCCGTTCAAGAAGGCGGGCAACGCCCACATCATCGATACCGTCTTCAGGAATAGCCAGGATATCGATGTCTCGGTAATCCCGACAGAAAAGAAGGAATCTTGAGGAGGTTCAGATGGAAGAAAAGAAACAGGATGGCGTAAAATTCAGAGGTCGCTTTGAAGTCGAGTGTCTTCGTTGGGTCGTTGAGAATGGTAAACGGGTTAGGAAGCTCGTCTGGAGAGAAGACGTTCATAATATACTGACGGACGAGGGTCTCAATAGAATACTGGACGTCGTTCTCCACGCGACGACTCAAAATACTACCTGGTATTGTTGTCTCGTAGAGACCGATACGACACCGGCGGCGAATCAGACCTACGATGTTCCGGTCTATACCGAGTCGACGGCGTACGACGAAGCGACTCGACCGGAGTATAACGAAGCCGCGGCGTCGAGTAAATCGACTACTAACTCGGCTAACAAGGCAGTCTTCACGATTAACGCTACGAAGACTATGTATGGCGCGTCGCTCGTAAGCTTGAATACGAAAGGCGACCATACCGCCGGCGCTAATAACGTTCTTCTCTGCTACGCTAAGTTCTCGTCTAGCAGAAGCGTAGTAGACGACGACGTTATTAACCTGACCTATACGCTGACAGCCGCAGACGACGGAGTCTAGTAATTAGTTGAGCAAGGAGACAAGTAATTCGGAGTTAGCTCGGCTGGGAAACTAGTCGGGCTAACTCGAATAGCAAGGAGAAATATGTCGTATATAGCTGTTACTCGTAATACAAAAGGTATCGAGTTCGAGTCGATTCGTAAAACACTGGACGGTCGCTTCAATGATTTACACGACGAGCTAAGCGCCGCTTATTACGACTATTGGCGTAAAGGACTTAGTAAATCGTTTCGTAATTTTAATGTCCAGACTACTATCGAAGAAAGCGAGGCTCTTTTTAATGAATTGCATGGACTTCTCTTTGACCTTCGTCTAATCGCTTTTCACGATGCAAATATGGCTCTACCGATAGCAAGGCGCGTACCCGAAACGGAATATAGATATATTCACGAAAGAGACTCGATAGTAGTTGATAAAATCGCCGAAGCTCAAGCAAAAATAGATACTTTAGCTAGCAAAGGTATTTCAATAGCGGGAGTATAATGGCTCAAACATTTTATCCGATAACGCCAGTAAACGTAACCCCTAGTACGACCGGCGCTTGGACGGACGTTAACGTTAGTAGTTATATACCGTCCGGCGCTACAGGAGTCGTTTTACACGTTACTGCTACAAACGACTGGGTATTCGGTTATAGAAAGAACGGTAGTACGGACGCGAGAACTGGGACTATGCGCCCGAACTCTCATGCGTGGGCTATGATTGGCGTAGACGCTAATCGAATCTTTGAGGCGTATATACAAATGACGGCTTGTCCGACTATATGGTTAGTCGGCTATACAATGACGGGCGTAACTTTTCTAACAAACGGCGTTAATAAAAGTCCTGGTTCGACAGGCTCGTGGGTAGATATGAATTGCTCGTCGGATGCTCCGAGTAGCGTCGCTGTTATCTTCGAGATTATCGAAACCGATGCCTCTAACACCGCGTTTGGTCTTAGAAAAAACGGTAGTACGGATAATAGAGTTACAACTGTTCATACGCGGTCGTGCTTGGGGGCTATTATCGGCGTAGACGCAAGTCAGATTTGCGAGGGGTATAAAGGCGGTTCGTTAGTTTATATGTATTTGGTAGGTTACGCTACCGACGGCGTTACTATGAATACTAACGCCACAGACGTAAGTTTAACCGGAACAGCGTCTTGGACTGACTTATCCGCTCTACCTACTGGCGCCGTAATGGGTTTTATCGAAATTTCGTCTTCAGCCTCATATAAATACGGATTAAGAAAGAACGGAAGCTCAGAGAATATTTATCTTGTAACTCTTAATCATAACTGGGGTTTTGTAGAATGCGACGCTAGTTACATTATTGAGGGCAAAATAGCAAACACCGCTGTAGACTTTTTCGTTTCGGGGTATGCTTCAGTTGCGGGAGTCACTACTTACGAAATGTCTTGCTCCGACGGGCTTAAAGCCGGAGAGTCTCTCGTTAAGGGAAGTAAAACGATGAGCTTGTCTCTAACGGACGGACTAAAGGGTAGCGAATCGACCGCTCAGCCGACTACGATGGTTAAGACCGCGACTGACGGACTCAAGTTAAGCGACTTATCTCTAGGCGCTCTCGGCTACTCTATGTTAGCCTCAGATGGATTGAAGTTAAGCGATACCGTTCTAAATATACTCGGTTATGGACTACTGGCGAGCGACGGTCTTAAGGTCGGAGAGTCTTTATCTCATCTATACCAAGCTAATCCGTCAATAACAGATGGCTTTAAGCTAAGCGAAACTCTATTGGCTAAGCTTCTAATACAAGCGCTTCTCTCGGAGGGTCTAAAGCTTAGCGATACACCTACGACTGTCGAAGAATATAACGTAACTCCGGTCGCTCAAGCTCAGTTTACCGGCGGTTATGCTCACCAAACGCAATACAAAGATGGCTACGTTTATTTTACTCTCCGTAATAGTTCTTATCCGTGGATATATAGGGTAAGCGCAACGAATTATGCATCTTATAGCCATCTCGTACTCAGCGGCGCCGCTAGTGGTATTTCAGACTGCGAAATTGTAGGGAATTTTATCTGGACGTGTCCGTATAACAACGGGAGCTTCTTTCAAATCGACCTAAGCGACTTTTCTATCGAACACGAATATACTGGGGCGTATGCCGACGCTATGTGCTGTGACGGTACTTATCTATATCTTGTAGGCGGCTACGGATATGTCACTCAATATGATTTAAGCGGTAACCCCGTTAACTTCGTCGATAAGGGAAGTCAATACTTCCACGGTATAGTCGAGGACGGAGACTATCTATATCTTAACTCTTATACTGAGGGCGTTGTCTATAAATTACTTAAATCGGACTTAAGCACGGTGGCTACCAGTGTCGCTTTAGGCTCGTGTACCGACGATATAGCTCAGGACGCTAATTATATTTACTTGGCTAGAGAGACGGGTACGGCAGGCGTCGTGCGAGTTAAGAAGTCCGATTTATCTGTAACTGTCGTCTCGCCGTCCGGTATGGGGTACTCGTATGGCGCTTTCATATATGGAAATAAGTTAATCCAGATAGACATTACTAACACAAAATTATGGATTTTCAGTATACCAAGTCTCGTACTTGAAAAGATAGTAACACTAACGGGCTTATCCTACTCTGGCGCTCCGTGCGAAATTTCGTACGACGGTCAATATCTTCATATAGCGCAGTGGGATAGTAGCAATACCGCTTTAATTAAGATTGCCGTCGCTGATTTCGGCGGTCTAGGAGCTGAAACTTACGAGTTATCTCTAACTGACGGACTTAAGCTAAGCGAAGTTAACGCCGGTAAGTTAGCTTTAGCTTTAGCTTTATCGGACGGTCTAAAGCAGAGCGACGTTACTACTGGAGTCATTACGGCGTTTAATACTCTTCTCGACGGGCTAAAGGTTAGTGATACTCCAATAGCTAAGTTGATAACCAACGCTCTCCTTAGTGAAGGGATAAAATTAAGTGATTTGGCGACTATAGCTGCTGGAATTTACGAGCTGTTAGCCACAGACGGAATTAAACACGGCGAGACATTATCAACTTTGCTACAAACCACCCCCATCCTAACAGATGGTGTAAAACCTGGTGATTCTGTAACTACCCAGAGATTGACTTACCCTATTCTTAATGATGGGACAAAGTTAGGTGAAACTATATCGCGTCTTTTCCAATCAAATCCCACCTTAACTGACGGGTTGAAGCCAGGCGACTCTGCAACAACTCAAAAAACGACAAATCCCACCCTTAGCGATGGGACAAAAGTAAGCGATGCCTTAATAGCACAGATAGTATTAAACGCTTTAGCCCAAGATGGTATAAAACTGGGTGATTTGGCTTCTAAGATATACTTTTTAAACTTGCTGTTGCAGGAAGGATTAAAGCTGAGCGATGCTAGTACGCTGGCAGACCTCTATTTCCTAGCTCTGGCAGACCAATTGAACCTGGGGGATTTGCCGTCAACCCTTGCGAATCTACAGGCTCTAATCCAGGACGGATTAAAACTGAGCGATTCTCCACTCACCAATGCCATACTACAGATGGCGCTGTCGGAAGGATTGAAACTCAGCGACGTCGCGCAAGTAACTGCAGCAATCTATCAAATCTTAGTTAGCGACGGACTGAAGATGAGCGATTCGCCAATAACTAAAGCTCTATTTCAGGTGTCATTGTCAGATGGATTGAAGTTAAGCGATATAGCCCAGGTAGCTGCCACGATATATGAGCTTCTCGTCAGTGATGGATTTAAATTAGGCGATTCCACGTCGGTTCGCCTTAATTTCTTAATGGCGATAACTGAGGCGTTGATATTATCAGATGCAATAATCACGCAGAAAACAGCCAATCCCACTATCAGTGATGGCATGAAAATAAGCGATGTCCTGGCAACCGATATAATCTATGTTATCGGGCGGCTTCTTAGAATCATATTCGGGAAACGAAACTATCGTAAGGCAGCGCTTATTAATCGCCCCTATCAACAAATATTGTTCGATAATCGCCACTATCGGGACACGACTATAACAATGAGGGAGGTGTAGGCATGACGGAACAGGTATTCAGGCGCGGTCAGACAGTAGAGTGTTATGCCGAAGTAAAAACACAGGCTGGTGCCTACGTTGACCCGACAAGCATAGTCGTAACTATCCTGGATCCGAACGGTGTGGCGAAGGTGACTGCTCAGGCGATGACTAAGTTAGAAGTGGGCAAGTACGCCTATTACTATACGGTGCCGGCAGATGGCGGATATGGGTGGTGGGTCGACTACGCGACTATTACAGATGGCTCCGGTGCCGGAGCGAAAGTGACAATGCCTCAGGGTCAGTTTGAGGTAAGGGAGATAGGAAAGTGAGTTACTGTACTTTATCTGACGTTAGATCGCTGAATCCTACGCGTGAATATAGCCCGACGAGTACGCCCAGTGAAGAACAGGTCGAGGCCCTGATTACTCAAATAGCCGCCGAGATTGATGCTGTGCTCCAGGCGCAGGGCTATACGGTCCCGGTAACGACTCCGGCTAATTTTGTCATTGCACTCAAGGCAATAAATGCCTATGGAGCAGCTGCCCTGGCGGAGATGGGTATGTTCCCTGAAACCTCAGAGATGGGCAGCACTCCGCACTGGAAAACATTAAACGAGAAGTATGAAAACTGGATGAAAGCGTTAAGGAACGGGGAGATACCGCCTGAATTAAGCGCAGGTACAGCCGGAGAGATGGTCGGTGGTTATTACACGGATGCGGCGGACCAGAGCGAGTTTCCCGACCCGGCATTCAGGAAGAAGGACACAGACCTTCAGTTTTAGTGAGGATAAGGATTTTTAATGGCTGAGTTTAAGTTAACGTTTGAAGTGGACGGCGATGTTCAGTTAGAACGCTCATTTGCACGTTTCGCTGAGAATGTTAAAGATGCCAGGGAGCCGTTTAGAGAGATAGCCATAGATTTCCACGAAATAGAGAGGGAGCAGTTTGAATCGGAAGGCGGTCGCGGATCGGGCGGCTGGAAGCCTCTGAGTCATGACTACGCCGAGTGGAAGGCTGAGAATTTTCCGGGTGCAAAGATTATGGTCCAGTCCGGTCTATTGAAAGGCTCTCTGACAGGTGAGAATCCCTGGAGCATTGAATCCATCGAGCCGTTGCAGATGACTTTAGGCACTAAGCTGGGCTATGCGAAATATCACCAGCGGGGAGGCAGGAAATTACCACAACGCTGGTTGATTGATTTGACTGAATCAGACAAGAAGCGCTGGACCGACATATTTCACAGCTGGCTGGTTAAACAAGCCAATAAGGAGTTCGCCGGGATTATGCCTGTAATCGGTGCCGGCAGGTCTCATGTAAAAAGGATTTAGGAGGTTAGAGTATGACATTGGTGCTCCTGGAGGGCGCAATAAGCGCCCTCTATTCATATCTGCATGACAATATAGCGGATAAATTAGATGAAATCGACGTCCGATATTCTGACGGGGTTATTCTGGAAGACATAAAAGAATGGTATCAGGGCGAGATGCCCTTCAACTTTCCTGAGGTTCCCTCTATCTCTCTGGTAGGCAATGGCTGGCGCCCCGGTTCGCAACAGGCGGAATTCCTCGAGGTCAACAACCTGGTCGACATTATAGTCATGGTGGGCGACGCGGAGCCCTCCGTAAGGTTTAAGAGGCTTTGCCGGTACGCCCTGGCGATAATCGAACTGCTTATGGCTGGCGAAGACACGTATGGATATACCCAGTACTTCGATGGCGATATAGCGCTTTCTGAAGTTTTGAGCACACCACAATTCCTTCAGGCAATCAGGATCCCGGTCAGGTTATTCAAAATCGAGTCTTAGGAGGTGGATTATGGTCTATAGCGAGAACTTCGTGGTCGACGAAGCAAAAGAACCAGGACCCTTACCTGTGAGTGATATTGAGTCTGTCGAGGCTTTGAGGGTGAAGGTAAAAGAGCACCGCTCGAAAGTGGGACAAGGGCTCATTACATCGCCTGAGGACACAGTTTCTCAAGAGACTCTAACGGTACAGGCAACTAAGGAGCGCAAGAGGGCGCATCAAAGTGAATTAAGGAGGTAGACGAAAAATGGCTGACCAGACTATGGTCGTCACTGAGGCAATCAAAGCCGGTCTTCTTGACGTATCGGCTCATGCCAATGCAAAGCTCGGCAACTCGGCGGGCTCCGACTATTTCTATATGCCGAACGATGGCAAAACGGTCCTCGTTTGCGCGGTCGGGGCATCAGCGAAGGCAATCACATTCACTCCAGTGACTGATAGGTTCGGACGAACCGAGACTTTAGCAGTCACGCCGACGTCAAGCAAGACGTCGATAATCGGTCCGTTCGTGCCCGAGCTCTGGAATCAATCGAACGGATGCGTCAAGTTTCAGCCAGCAGCGGGCGGGTTGGCCACCGATATTTATCTAGCCGTCCGTGTATCCGGGTAACTAAATTAAAGGAGGAGATGAACCAATGGCTAAAACAATCGCTAATGTTCTGACTGGTGTAGCTACCCTCTACTTCAAATACCCGATTGGCGGCAGCTACGTCGAAGTCGGCTACACCGAAGATGGTGTACAGCTCGAGTATAACGCCGACACGGCCGACATTGAAGTCGAAGAGACTACCTTCCCTATCGACCGTGTAATCACCAAGGAAAGCCTGAGCATCAAGTGCAATATGGCTGAGTCTTCACTGGCTAATATAGACAAAGCTATTGCCGGGAGCGTCCTATCCGGCTCTACTATCACTATCGGCGGCGGCGTCATGAAGGATATGTCTATCCAGATTGTGGGCACCAATCCAGCCGGCTTCGCTCGAACGATAACCATCGCGCTAGCCAACGCAGTTGGTGCAGTCGGCATAGCTTATCGGAAAGGGGCTAAGACAGTCGTTCCGGTTACTTTCCAGGCTCTCAAGGGCACCAGTGACGTTTGCACCATAGTCGATTCAGCGAGCTAAAGTCTATAACGAATAGCTAGGGGTGAAATATGGTTGAGAGAAGTGAAAGTGAAAAGTTAATGCAAGTTCCGGTTAAGGTGTTCCTGGGCGGTAAAGAGTACGAAATCAAGCCTTTGCCGATTAAATACTCGGTACCCTGGGTGAGAAAGGTTGTCGATCTACTCAAAGTCGTGCCTCGCTACACTACAACAACTACCGATTCACCCGAAGCCTTCGAAAAAGCCATTACAGCTATCATGTCAGACTCTCCGGCAACAATCATCGATTTATTCTTTGAATACGCCCGAGATCTGAAGAGAGAGGAAATCGAATTGGTAGCGACTTCAGCGGAGATTGTAACGGCTTTCGAGGAGGTAGTTGAGCTGGAGCGCCCTTTATTGGGAGCGCTGGCAAAGGCAACGAAATTGATTTCACAATAGGTGCCGCTTTCGAAGTATTCCTGTCAACATGGCACCTGGACCCGGTTTATATTTGCGAGCACTGGACCCGGGAGTTGCTGGACCTGATGGTAGAAAAGATGACTGAACGCAGTCATAAACGGTCTGAGTCTGAAGTCATCATGGAAAAGGATATCGAAATAGTGAGTGATGCCACCCTATTCTCCCGTGCTGGCATCAAGGTTGAGAAGGCAGGTTAAAATGGCGTTTAGTGTATCTGACCTTATGCTTAAAGTGGGAATAGACACGTCTGACCTGAACAAAGGTCTCAATAACATGACCAGAGAGGTTCAGGACTCGGTCAAGAAGATGCAGACCAACTTCAGGGTTATGGGCGCGGCTATGACGGCTGTCGGCGGCGCTGGATTGGCGATGGTAGAATCAACCAAAGCTCTGAATGCCCAGCTAAGCATGACAGCCCAAACCTTAGGCGTTTCAGCCAATAAAATGAAGCAGATGGCATTGGCTGTCACGGACGTGAGCTTCCCGTTAAAAGATGTTACAGCCACGTTCGAACTGCTGGCACGGGCCGGCATGAAAAACACAGAGGAAATAAAAGGAACCGCTAAGGCCTTTGACGACCTGGCCGAAGCTACTGGAAGCGAGGCATCGCAGGTAACTGATACCCTGATTCCCGCCTTCAACGTGTTCGGTATAGACCTTGCCGATGCCGGAGATGTAGTCGATAAGTTTACGTGGCTAACTAAAAATACAACCGTAAACCTCGATGACTTTGGCGCGGCCATGACCTGGGTGGCAAGGGAAGGCTCTACTCTAGGGCTAACTCTAGACGACATGGTAGCAATTATGGCCGTGTTGAATTCCAGGGGTATTACCGGAGCGGCTGCCACCAGGGCCTTTCGCTCTGCAGTTACAGAGGCAGTCAAGGAAAACAGGAGCCTGAACGATGTCCTGGGCATATCACAGACTGAAATCGATGGCTATAAGACGAAGCTGGATAATGCCAGCGGTATCACTAAGAAATATGCCGACCTCAGCGAAAAGCAGTACGGCATCATGGACAAGCTCAAGCAGGCCTGGAGTGAGTTGAGTTTGAGGTTAAGCAGCTTTCTGACGCCACTGGAGCCGGTGCTTGCCGGGATGACGGCAGCCGGCTCTATCTTGATGTTCCTGTCAACAACAATGGGACTGGCAACTATCAGGTGGGTTGCGCACGCCGCTGCAGTTATATCTAATACGTTTGCTTTAATGGCTTTTAATGCGGCAGGCTGGTTGGACATAGCCATGACGAAGGCGGCGACGGTAGCGCAGTGGGCCTGGAACGCAGCGCTTGCGGCTAATCCGATTGGTATCGTTATCCTGGCTGTAGGTGCCCTTGCGGCAGCCATAGCGGCTATTGCAATCAAATCCAGGAAGACGGCGGCTGAAACCAATACTTCGCTACGGACGATTGGTGAAACGGCACATCAAGTCACTCAGGTGGTGACCGACACTGTCACGCGCATGGATAATCTAGGTCAGGTTGCTGGAATTGTTGGGGATGAGGCTGAGAAAGCTCTAGTAAAGTTTGGGAAAGCTGCTCAAGTTAAGCAGCAGGTGGAAGACCTGAAAACAAGCATGGGTGACCTGCTGAGGGAAACGAAAAAGGTTGCCGAAGAATGGGCTTTTGCCCAGACTGAAGCCGGACGTTTAGGTCTGACTATGGAGGACCTGACCCGGTACCTGCTTGCTCAGGGCTGGACGCTCGAGCAGATAACCGTTGCCTATAATAAGTGGGGTACTGATGTTAATGAGGTAGCCAAAGGGATAGGCGTAAGCTTGCAGGATGTGGCCAGGGCAGCCAGTCAAACGACAGCTCAGATGTTATCCGATGCTCGTGACTTGGCCAGTGATGCCAAGGATAAAGCCAGGGAACGCACCCGGGTTGAAAAGGAAGCCATCGATTCCCAGATGCAGAAATACCGTGATGCCCATCAGGAAAAGATGGCCGGCATACAGGATGAATACAATGCCCAGATTATGGCTATCGACGCTGCTTCGAATGCCGAAATCATGGCTCTTCAGGACCGCATCGATGCTATTGACAAGACAATTGATGATGCCCGGAAGCTCGAGGAGGATAAGCAAAACCAGGAAAGGATAGATGAGTTAAAAGGTAAAATATCCCACGAAACCAATGCCGGTAAAAGGGCTGAACTGCAAAAAGAGCTCGACGATTTTCTGCTACAACTTCAGCGTCAGAAGCAGGAAGATGAACTAAGAGACCAGCAAGAGGCTCTACGCCGGCAGATTCAAGCACTGCGCAACAATGCTGAACTTCAAAAGCAGATAGCCCTCGAGCAGTATGAGGCGAAGAAAAGAATAGCCGAGCAGGAGCTCGCGGATTTCATCGCCAAGAAAGAGAAGGAGAAGGCGGACCTAGACATCGCTCTGGATGAGCAGTTGAAGCGCTACGATGACGAGCTGGTTGCCTTTGAGAAACTACTCGAGGATAAATTGGCTGCTATGGCAGCCTTTGTCGCCGCGTACAATGCCCTTGTAGCATCTATGAGGGCTCCGGGTACCGGCGGCACCGGTGGAGGTACTGGCGGGACAGGTGGGACCGGTGGAGGCGGTGGAGGTACTGGCGGGGGTGGCGGTCGTACAGGTGAGGGCACTCCTGGCGGTGAAGGCGGCTACATTCCAGGTCTGCAACCTGGCGGTATTGTCATGCGCCCGTTGATTGCCAGGCTGGGTGAAATGGCTCCGAATATACCCGAAGCGGTTATCCCTCTTGATAAATTGAGAGGGATGATAGGCTCTATAGAGCGCGGCACAGCTAATATTTTCATTTACCTGGACGGCAGAGTTTTAGCTGAAAAACTGGGGGTTCCGTTGGTTGACATCATCAGAGTGAAGACTGGAGTACATATTTAATGGCGGTAACCGAGATCGGAAGAGCACACGTCTGAACTCCAGTCACACGACTTGATCTCGTATGCCGT